ATGCAAACGAAAAAAGGTCTAGAGAAGATGATCATGAGTAAAGGAGAGGATATTACTTTTACAGAATTACAAAAACGATATCTAAAAAAATGCTTGGTCAATAATTTATCGGAGTATACCCTCAGATTTTATGAGGTAAGTTGTAATACATTTAATAAGTTCATCGACCTATCTCAACTTATGGCCTCAGAAGTTAATCGAGATTTGATAGACAATTATATCTTGTATTTAAGGAATACAGGAGTAAAGGCAGTGACAATTAATACCTATATCCATGGGATATCTCCAATCATTAAGTACGGTATGAGTTTGGGGTTAATCGAAAAGTTTGGCTTTAACGAAATAAAAACCACTGAGGAAATCAAGCAAATATATACACCTCATGAACTTCAGATTCTCCTAAAAAAGCCCAACATGAAATCATTTGCGGAATATCGTAATTGGGTCATTATTAATTTTTTACTTGGTACAGGTGTTAGGGCTTTGGAACTTAGAAGTATAAGGATTAAAGATATTGATTTAAAAATGAGTATGCTTATAGTTCCCAGAACAAAAAATGGAAAGCAAAGATATATACCCATTAGTAAGAGTTTGAATAAGATTTTGACGGATTATCTAGACTATCGAAAGGCAGAAAGCGAAGAAGATTTTTTGTTTTGTAATGAGTTCGGTCAATATTTACCAAGGACAACTTTGCAAATCGGAATAACAAAGTATTGTAAAAAAAGAGGAGTAAACAAATACTCATTGCATCTATTTAGGCATACCTTTGCCAATATGTGGATAGTCAATAATGGGAGTCTTTTCATTCTCCAAAAAATATTGGGTCACGCAAGTTTAAAGCAAGTCAATCATTATGCCAATTTAGCAATGGGTGATTTAAAGCAAAACTTTGATAGCTTTTGTGCTTTAGAAAGTGTAGCTGTCCAGGATAAGAATCGAATAAAAATGTAAGATTAAATCTGAAGAAGTGTCCATTCACAAAAAGAGTGGCCGCTTCTTTTTATTTAAAGAATCAAAAAGAGTCAATACATTGCTATCTGCTAGCATCCATGATATATTATTGCTAGCAGATAGCAAAGGAGAATTGAAAATGAGTTCTTGGAAAACAATTCGATCATTTCACCTAGATCAGCCAATAACAATTAAAGACAAACCTATACCCTCTAAGGCCCTGTATTGTCTCAAACAAACCCCTAAAGGTGTTGAGTATTGGCAAGTGTTTTGGCGAGAAGAGGGAAAAATGAAATCCGTTCATATCGGTAAAGAGTTACCCTTTGATGAGCCGGTACCTACTCCTAGTGTTGATGATTTGTTGCTAGCAATTAGCAAATTAGAGGAAGAAAACAAACGACTCAGGGATAAAATCAAAGTGCTAGAAGAAAACCAACAAAGCAATACATCTTTGCTATCTGATAGCATCGAAAATAATACTGAATCAAATACTGGAGAGTCAATCAACATTAAAACCTTTTTAGGTATGGACAACAAACTCAGAGCTGAAGCAGCCATTTTAACCATGGAATATCAAGGCAAGGTTATTCGTATACGCTTATATCCCGATAAATCTTTTACAATCCAATACAGACCAGGGAAAAAGCTGTGGAAATCAATTGAGCAGGGAGAAGCTAAAAAAATCGTAAGCAAGTGGGACAAAGAGAAAATTGTTTATGTCTTCGGCAAAAGTGAAAATCCAGAATGTGTTGTTAAAGGAGAATTTAACTGCAACATTTACAATAGTGGATTGCAAGGCGATAATCATAGGGTAACTTAATTGAGATATTTGACATATTCTGCATATTTGCAATAATCTCCTTAAATCAATTTAAACGGTCTAAACAAGCGACATAGACAAGGGACAGGGGAATTTGCCTGATTCGATTTAAAACCTTTCAGAAGGTCATTAAAACGCTCTAAGCTCATGTTTTTGATTGAGTTCTTATTCCATCATAGACCCTATGCTTAAGAAATAAAAAAGAACTAATTCATTCTTTTTTAGTGGCAATTAGAACGAATTAGTTATATAATATAAAAGGAAGGGGGAATACTAAAAGGTGTTCAAAGTAATAATTTACGAGGATAAAAATGGTAAATCCTCGATTGCTGATTATATTGCAGAGCTGGATGAAAAGGCTAACACCAGTAAAGATAGTCGGGTAAGGCTGAAAAAAATATATCAGTATTTTGAACTGTTAAAAATATATGGTACTCGTGCAGGGTTACCATCTTCAAAATATATTGAGGAGGATATTTGGGAGCTTCGACCTACTAATGATCGATTTTTCTATGTGTACTGGAAGAACGATACATTTGTTATTCTTCATCACTACATAAAGAAGACTCAAAAAGCGCCTCGACAGGAAATTGAACTAGCAAAGAGGAACTTAAAAGACTTCTTGGAAAGGAGTAAATAAATATGGCAATTGGTAGAGATTGGGACGATATTAAAAAAAATCTGTCTTCTTTAACACAGGAGGATAAAGACGAGATTGATTTTCAAGTAAAATTGATTGGCGAGATTTTAGCAGCTAGGAAAGAAAAAGGAATAACTCAAGCAGAACTTGATTCTCTTTGTGGAGTGAAGCAAACTCATATAGCCCGAATAGAAAATAATAACACGGATCCACAACTTTCTACTATTTTTAAAATCTTGCGCCCACTTGGAAAAACTCTGGCTGTAGTGGATATACCAGAGACGTTAGATCATGCTTCTGATGCACATTTCTAAAAAAGTCTCCACCTACACCCTTCCCTTAGAAACCAAAGATGAAGTCATTGACTGGATGTTGAAAAACCAACTGGACAAAAGAAATCTAACGGATACCCAGATTGCATATTTTAGGGGCTTGCAATATGAGAGGGAGAAAGCTAAACATGGAGGAGATAGAAAAAGTGACAATACAAAATCAAGTGGCGAAAGTTGCCACTTGGTAAAAACAGCCGAAAAACTAGCCACTCAACATAAAGTATCAGAGAGAACAATTCGTGATGATGGCTCCTTTGCCAAAGCCGTAGACAAAATCGCCTCAAATTTTGGACAGGAAATAAAAAATAAAATTCTCACCAAAGAAGTTCAGATTTCTAAGGATGATGTCAGGGTTTTGAGTAATTTGCCAGTGGAGGAGCAAGAAGGTGGGTGGTGAAACACCTAGTATCTCATCCCCTCAATAATCCGTGAAGAACTCATCAATGAAGATCTAAAACTTCGCCAACTCATTGCCGCTAACTTTGGAAGATTAAGCAATAATCCAGCTAAAATGCGGAAGGCGATTAAGGAATATGTAGATTTGGTTGGGGTTAAGAATGGTGGAGATAGAAAATCAGAATGCAAACCTTGCGGACTGACCCAAGAAGAAATAGCCAAAGAACTTGGAGTATCTGTCCGTGAATTACAAAACATCCTCTCTGACCTTTTCTCGATAAAACGGACATTCTAGAGTTAGGGATTCTCCCAGAATCGCAGGATTGCTTCTTTTTTCATCTTAAGTAAATGCTCCAAGCTGCTCTCTCAGGGGCCAGCCCCTGAAACCCCGCCCTCGCCGGGTGGCAGCAGAACAGTCTTTAAACTGTTCTGAGACATAAGGGTCTTAGCTAGTTGGCCTATCAAGGGCAAGGACTTCGTCTCGGCTGACACCGCCCCTTGACAGGCGCCTACCAAGTTGACCCTAAGCAGCCTTTTGGGTCTCACAGTGCTTCTTTAAAAAAGCTGCCGGTGTCAGATTCCCTAACGCTTGATGCCTCCGTTGTCGATTATAAAAACATTCGATGTACCAAAAGATATCCCGCCTTGCTTCCTCGATGTCTTTGTATGTTTTGTGATGGAGCCTTTCTGATTTAATGGTGCTGAAAAAAGACTCTGCGCAGGCATTATCAAAGGGGTTGCCCTTTCTGCTCATACTTCGTATCATTCCCCAGTGCTTTAATTCTTCGACATAGACGGTGCTGCAGTATTGCCGCCCTTGATCCGAATGATGAATCAACCCTTTGAGCGGTCTATGACGCTTGACAGCGTTCCTTAAGGCTTCCAAACAGAGCTCAGTCCTCATGTGTTCAGCCAAAGCCCAACCCACAATTTCTTTATGAAATAAGTCCTTGATGGCAGCCAGATACAGCTTGCTTCCTTTAGCTGTTTTAAATTCTGTGATATCCGTGACCCAGACTTTATTCGGGTGCTCAACCTTAAATTTTTGGTTTAAGAGATTCGGGGCTTTGGGCAAATCATGATTCGAGTCGGTGAGACAGACGCGATAGGGCTTCTTTCGAACACTGTATAGTCCATGTTGCTTTTGTAATCGGTAAACCCGGTTTCTACCGCATTGAAACCCTGCCTCTTTGACATCGCTCCAAAGTTTATCCAGACCAATCATTGCCTGAGCCTTGGTATGGCTTTCCTTCATCACCTTAAGAATCGTTTCGTTCTCTTTTTGACGCTTGCTGGGTTCACGCCTATCCCAATCATAATAACCGCTCCGAGATACCTCTAAGGTTTCGCACATCTTCTCAACCGGGCAGCTGGAGCTGCTGGCTTTTTTAATCATCTGATAGATTATTTCCGGTTGCTTTGGGCGAAGATGGCGGTAGCCTTTTTTAAGATATCTATCGTTAACTCCTGATCGGCAATCTTTTTATCCCTTGCTTTAAGCTCAGCTTCAAGCTCGGCTATCTTGGTCTTGATAGGATCTTGCCTCTCTTTGGTTTGCTTAAGCCAGTTGCGCACAGTTTGCTCATTGACCCCAAAATCTTGAACCACACTTGAAACTGAACGGTTTTCTTCAGTGATTAAGCGTATAATGTCATGTTTGAATTCTTGATTATACCGTTTCCCGTTTTTTGACACGTTTATCATCCTCCACAGGTCTTATTTTACCCTAACTCTCCTGTGTCCGACAAACCGGGTATGGGTCACGGATCGGGGAGGAGAAGAGTTATGGAAGTTATTGATTCGAAAGAAAAGCCGAAGAAGACAAGGCCGTCAACAGAGGACAAGTTAAAGGTACTGTTGGATGAGCAATTTAATAGGATCGAAGAAATGGTTGATGCCAAATTGGAAAAGACGCAATACAGGATTTATAAAAGTTTTATGATTGAATTGAATAGAGCGATATTGAGGAGATAAGGAATTGGAAAAGATATTAAAATCAGAAATGGATCTACTAATAGAAAAAGGTGTTTTGAAATGTGTCAAGGGAAGATACCCTGGACTCATTTCCGGCAGCAAGCAAAGCATGGGAAAAATAAAAGTAGATGGGTTGAGGAACCTATTTATAATCAGTTATTGAGATTGAAAAGAGAAGGATAGGAAGGGTAAAAGGGTATCACAAAAAAGAGCAGCCCTAGCGGCTGCTTAAGGTTGTATTCTGGATTCATTGATTCCAAGGGCGTCTTTAATTGATGTTTGAAGGAGCTGCGAGAAATTTAGACCTGCTTCCTCCCCGGCATCCCGTAACCATTTAGGTAAAGTGCAGTTTTAGTCACAGATTTATTTTGTGTCTTTTGGAAATAAGTGCTCATCGGTGCTATTACCTATTAATGCTTGATCGCTTCTTATTTTAAGCAGTTCCCATTTGTGGGAAATATAGAAAACTCCATCTTTATAAGCTACGACATGACCAGTATATTTCTCGTCATTTATTAGGATAGCCTCAGATACCTCAGACTCGAGTTTGACAGTAACGCCTTAAAATTTGTTATTGTTAAATTGTAATTATGGCTCCCCATGCGGATTTGAAATGTACAAATGAGTAAAATACCTATTCGAAAACCAAAATGTAGTGCCGCACAATATGAATATTTTTATTGAAGAATATAGATTGATTTGGTATAATTGTAGTGATATGTTTGCGCGAATTAAAACGGCCTACAACCGGGACGGCTCACCACGCCGTTACCTTCAACTTGTTGAGAGTCGCCGCGAAGAGGGTAAAGTTCGTCAGAAAGTCCTTTGTAACTTGGGGAGAGTGGAGGATCTCCAAAATGGGAAACTTGACGACCTTATTCGCTCTCTAGCGAAGTTCTCAGATACGCTCGCAGTGGTTGATGCTGCGGAAGATCTTTTTGCGGATTGGAGCAAAGAGTTTGGTCCTTCTATGGTCTTTCGTCGGCTTTGGGAAAACCTTGGCCTCCATACAATTCTCGATGGACTCTTTAACGAGAGAGACTTGAGCATCGATGTTCAAGAGGCTATTTTTTGTATGGTCTTAAATCGTTTGACAGAGCCTACCAGTAAATTGGGGGTTAGCGATTGGAAAGATTCCGTCTATCGCCCTGAATTTGAAAGCTTAAAGCTTCACCACTTCTATAAAGCCATTGACTTTCTCGATGAAAACAAAGACACCCTCGAAGAACAGTTATTTTTTCATCATACCAATTTATTCACACAACAGCTGGATTTGGTGTTCTTTGATACCACCTCCACCTATGTCGAAGGAGATGCCGGAGCCTTTGACCTCTTGGAATACGGTCATTCTAAGGATCATCGTCCCGACCGCCTTCAGGTCATGATTGGCCTATTGATGTCCAGAGACGGGATTCCCATAGCTCATCATGTGTTCCCAGGAAACACATCGGATACCGATGCCTTTATTGAAGCGGTGAGTGATTTGAAAAAGCGCTTTACTATCCAGCGAGTCATTGTTGTTGGGGATCGGGGCATGATGGGAAAACGAACGTTGGAACTGCTCGAAGAATTACAACTTCACTACATCCTTGGGGTTCGTATGCGCAATGTAAAGGCCGGCCCAGAACTCGCAACCTCTCCGGAACCTTATGTCTTCACGAAGGATAACCTAAAGGTTAAAGAAGTCCTCCATCAGGGTAAACGCTATATCGTGTGTTTAAACGAAGAAGAAGCCAAACGCGATCAGTGGGTCCGAGAGCAAATCGAAGTGAAACTGAGAAGCAAGCTGGAGCATGGAAGTATTAAGGATTTAATCGGCCATAGTGAATACAAAAAATATCTTAACGTGTCTGCCGAAGCAGCCACGATTAATACCGATAAATTGAAGCAAGCGGCCGTTTTTGATGGACTCTATATCCTCCAAACCAATACAGAGCTCCCAACGGAAGAGGTAGCCACAGCGTATCGTGACCTATGGCAAATAGAACGGGCCTTCCGGAATCTTAAGAGTACTCTCGACTTACGCCCTGTTTACCACTGGAAAGAAAGGCGAATCTCTGGTCACATCATGCTTTGCTTTTTAGCCCTAGTGGTCCAGATCAGGTTCCAGAAACTCCTGGAAAACTGCGCAAGCGAGTATGGCTATACGGAGGTAATAAGAGCTTTAAGAAAAGTTCATGCCGTTAAGCTTAAACTAAAGGACCAGGATCATTTAGTCAGAACGGAAATCCATGGAGCAGCAGCTATGGCTTTTAGGGCAGTGGGGCTTCGGGTTCCTGAACGAGTACAGAAGATGCAAGATAATTACCATAAATAGTTAATTGTAGTGGCACGCCCAAAAATGAACCTTTCAAACCCTTGAAATTCAATAGTTTCAGTTTTTGAGGTGTCAAACTCGAGTCAGATTCAATAAAAAAACGAACATATTTACCTGATTGGAGAGCAGAGAACGGTATAAGTATTAAAAATATGAAAAATACACTAACACCAGACAATAATAAAAATGAACCTAAATTTAGAGGTTTTGTTTTGGTGTCTAGTATGATTTCTTCATCTTGTTTGGGTGAATTGATTTTTTCATCAATTTTTTTTCTGATTATCTTTAAAATAAAAAATGCAGGAAAAAACAATATAATATAGCTTGAGATCAAGATGATAAGCTCATAGCCTGAGCATTTATCTAATTTTTTAAGTATCAAAATGATTAAAACAGGTATTAAAGGATTAATGCATATTGGATATAAGAAATCATCTTTAATTTTTTTGAGTCCGTAAAGAAAAATCGAAAAAACTGGTATGAAAATTCCTATTATTACTATAAGCATTATATTATATAATAACTCAGCACATTGAAGCTTAAGTAAATTAAAAATTAATGCAGAAATGAGAAGAAGTAGTAGGCCATTACTTGTTGCTCCAAACAAAACTAAAGGTTTCTTTATTGTTTTTGCTCCTGAAAAAAGCCAGAGAACAATGAAAAAAGGACCAAACCATAACGAAGATATTTTTATAGAGACTCTGCCTATAAAAGAAAAAGAAAGAAAAGCTGATACTGTAAATAATAAACATAATCCAAGAATTAGATGTATATAAAATTCCATTTTAGGTTTCTGATTCCATTTAAAATATAATTGTACCAACCAAACACTTATAATCAAAACAGTTATAAGATATAAAAAGCCGACCAAGGTTACACTCGAATGGTTAAATGGGACAAATTTTACCAAGATTTTTAAAAAGGAAGGGTCTACTGATAGCTCCTCACCTCCAAAGTAATATCCGTATAAAAACAGATATCCCAGGGTATAGAAAAAAACCCCAATTACCGACATAACTGTACCAATTGGTATAAGAGGGTTTTTTTCAAAATGCATAAGCCATTTTTCGGGTATTTTTCTTTTAAATTTGTCGATATACGCTTTTAATAGTTCTAATAATTCCATCTTTAACCTCCTTTAAAATATTTATAAACATTGATTCTTGATAAATGAGTAATTTCCTTCTAATTGAATAAATTATGCCGAATAGGTTTTAATTCATGAGTTAATGTAACCACTAATTATTCAGAGCCTTGTTTAGATGATATCCTAGATAAGATCAGAAGAAGTACGAAGGGAGTTAGCTTGGGACAAATTTTGTGTCTTTGCTGAGGTTAAAGTTAATTGAGTTGGAAAGCAGATAACTAATTTATAGTTCAAAATTATTTTAGAGAGCCGATTATGGCTCTTTTTCTATGGTGATAGGAAAAGAAAAAGCAGCCCTTAGGACTGCTTTACTGAATACCAAGATAATTTTTAAGAGCATCTTGTAAAACTCTTGAAAAGTTAACCTGTTTTTCTTCCGCAATATCATTAAGCCATTTGGGAATAGTTAAGGTTTTTTTGATTGCCTTGTTTTCCATTTTGTCACGGAAGGATGGCATCCAAGCTTCAACAAGCACGATAGCTTGATTAGCTTCAGGACGTAATTGCGTTACCGGAGTTGAAGCAGGAATATCGTCTTTATCGAGTTCCATATTATATAGATGCAGAGCCATGGCTTCTTGAGCATTTTTCACAGCTTCTTCGTCAGAGTGAGCGCAGGGTAAGCAACCAGGTAAATCAGGAAACTCAATTGATATTCCGTCTTCGGCATAGTCAAAAATAGCTGGATAGATATAGCGGTCTTTTTTCAAAGCTCATCATCCTTTTGATTTATTTTTAGGGGGAATAGCGGGGACTATTGGAGTGTAATCCCCGCTTGCTTCAATATGGATTTTACGGTTCTAATGGGGATATCTTTTACTGGGTGTGTGACGGTTACCTTACCCCTTTTTGTTGGGTGTTTATAATGATGATGATCACCTTCGGTATTGATGTGATACCAGCCATCTGCAGTTAGGATTTGAAGTATCTCTCTTGAGGAGTAGCTCTTCATCTGTTTTCCCCCTTCGTCAATTATATTATAACACGTATTATAGTACGTGTAAATAGCTTTGATAAGAAAATAACATTTATATGTGTAAAGGAGAAATGAATAATGGATAATCAAAAATTTAAAACAAGTGATTTTAATCTTGCCGCCTATCTGATGACCAATGGGGCAGAATGTTATGGTCCAATAGATGAGAATGGCAAGTGTTTCTTTGTGTTCGCTAAAGACGAAAAAACATCAGAGGCATTTATGAATTTTAAACAGGATGACTGGTTGAGAAATTACAATGCCAATAAGAAATATTGCTTGAACAAAATGTACGAGATGAGAAGTGAGGCAAGGAATAGGAATAAGGAATCTGTGGTCACGGCAGTGGAATAAATATGGCATTAAAAAAATTATGTGGAAGAAGTGGCTGTAGTCAGATTATTGACTATAGCCTTACTTATTGTGATAAGCACCAAAGGGAGTTTGAGGAGAAACAGAAACAAAGGCATAAGGAATATAAGCAGAGAAGGGATGATAAAAAGGAGCAAGCTTTTTACTCTTCGGATGAGTGGGTGAGGACAAGGGATTATGTCAAAGCAAAGTATCATGGACTGTGTCTGTGGAGTTACTATGTTGACAGGGAGATTGTTTTCTGTGAGTCAGTTCACCATATTGAGGAATTGAAAGAGGCCTGGGAGAAGAGATTAGAGGTGGATAACCTGATACCTTTGAGTGAGACAGTTCATCAGAAGGTACATAGGTTGATGAGAGAAAATGGGAAAAATGAAAAAGTGAAAATGGTATTGAGGGAATTGAAAAGGAAATGGGAAGAGGCGTTTGTGGAAGATAATGGATTGAGTGGATAATACCTATGGGGGGTATATGCAAAAAACTGTTGGGAGAGAAGGAAAGTCGCAGGTGCCCCTTTTCTTTTCACAAAACTCCTTTTTTGATAGTTGAGGGGGTAAGGGTAAGATAGAAAGAGGGTGGTGTTGATGAGTGGACGCAAAAGAAAATCAGTGGATTTATTAATCGCTGAAGGTAAAACACATTTGACCAAAGACGATATTGAAAAAAGAAGAGAAGCGGAAAGCCAGCTTAAGCCAAAGGATGATAAAATAAAATGCCCATCTTGGTTAAAGGACAAGGTTGCTAAAAGTGAGTTTAGAAAAATCAGTCATGAGTTGCAAGAATTAAAGCTGCTTACTAATTTAGACGTCAATACTTTAGCAAGTTATTGTGTAGCATATGCCCAATATCTCAAGGCTACATCAGAGCTTGCAGATCAGGATTTAGTGATAACTCAGACCAATAAAGCTGGCTTTACAAATATGGTAGAAAACCCCTTAATCCGCATCCAATTAAAATATTCTAATGAAATGAAAAAACATGCCGCTGAAATGGGATTAACCATTAACTCACGGCTAAAATTGGTCATTCCTAAAAAGGAAGCGAAACGAGATCCCATTGAAGAGGATTTCGGTGATATCTAGTGACCATGTTACAGGAGTTAATCAAATACAGTGATGATATCATCACTGGAAAAATAAACGCTTGCAAGAAGCACAAATCAGCTTGCAAGCGTTTTTTATTGGATATAGAACGAGAAGGCACGGATGCATTTCCCTATGTATGGAACGAGGAAAAAGCCCTTAAAATCGTTAAGTGGTTTTCTTACTTGCGACATAGCAAAGGGATATTGGCGAAGCAGCCCATTATATTGACCACTTGGCAAAAGTTCATTCTTTGTAATATTTATGGCTGGTATCACAAAGACACTGGTTATAGGAGATTTAAAAAAGCTTTTATCGAAGTGGCCCGTAAGAATGCAAAGTCGCAAATTATGGCTGGAGTTGCCTTATATGAAATTAGTGCCTTTGGTGTTAATGCCTCTGAGGCTTATTGTCTTGGAACAAAGATGAAACAAAGTAAGATTGTTTTCAATGAAGCTAAGTTGATGCTTAAGAGCAGCCCGCTTCAAAAGAAGTTTAAAATTACCAGGGATGAAATCAGGCATGTTAAAAGTGACAGTTTTATTAGACCACTAAGCAAGGAAGATGGCAAAACCGGAGATGGTGAAAATCCACAATTCGCCTGTATAGATGAATACCATCAACACCCTACGGATGAGATGTATTCGGTCATGGCTACAGGGATGAAAGCAAGGCCGGAGCCATTGTTGATGATTATTACAACCGCAGGAAAAGATCTCACTTATCCAGCCTATACCCAGGAATATCAATACTGCTCTAATGTTTTGAATGGCAGTATCGAAAACAATACATATTTTGTAATGATCTGCGAATTGGACAAAGAAGATGAAGAAGACTTATCCAATGAAGAAAACTGGAAAAAAGCCAATCCAATCGTAATGTACAACCCTATTGGTATCCAGTCTATGCGGGATGATTATAAGATTGCCTGTGATATTTCAGAAAAAATGACCGATTTTATGACCAAGAATCTGAATATATGGGTGCAAAAAACGAATACCGGCTATATGGACATGGAAAAATGGAAGCTTTGCGAAGTTGATCAACTTCCATTTGATTTGTCTGGTAGAGATGTTTATGTGGGTGTGGACTTGAGTGCAAAAATCGATCTCTCAAGTGTGGCATTTTTATTTCCAATTGATGATGAGGAGGAAGAAAGAAAGTATGTCTTATTGAGCCATTCTTTTATTCCAAGGGGTAGATTGCAAGAAAGAATCAGGGTGGATAAGCAGCCTTATGATTTATGGCAAAGGCAAAAATTCCTCACTGTAACGGATAGTGAGATTGTAAACCAGAAAGATATTATCAAATATATTGTTGATACCTGTGAAGAAAACAACTGGAATATTAATATGATTTGTGTCGATCCGAATAATGCCAGTTTATTTATGCAGGAAATGAGCGATAAGGGATATATCGTAGTGGATGTATGGCAAAGTGCTAAGTCTTTAAATGATGCCACAACTGGATTCAGAGAACAGGTTTATTTGAAGAATGTAGTCTATTTAAAAAATCCATTACTTACCTTTGCTATGGCTAATACCAGGATTAGGAAAAACAATGGATTGATAAAAATTGATAAGGACGCGCAAAAACAAAGAATTGATCCGATAGATGCTACTTTATGCGCTTACAAGCTGGCAATGTTTCATAAAAGTAGTGTTGATTTGAGTGATTTGATCACCGAAGAATATTTGTCAAAATTAGGTTGGGGGTGATAAAAATGAATAGAATTAAAATGTTCCTCCGGGATTACCTGGAGGATATCTTTGTGTTTTTAGGGTTACTCTTAATTATTTTAGCTAGTCTCATGATTAATATTATTCTAGGGATATATGCCGCAGGGGTGATCCTATTTTTGTTAGGGGTTTACTTTATAAGGTTCCCCATAAGAAAAGGCAGGTGAATTAGTTGGGATTATTTAGAGATTCGTATGAAACCAGAAATATAAATGGTTATAGCAATGATGAGTTTATGCGTTTGCTTGGGATCAATAATTTGTCTGTTAATAAAGACAAGTTAAGCGAAATTACATATTTTATCTGTATTAAAACCCTATCTGAGGCTGTAGCCAAATTACCTTTAAAGTTATTCCGCGAAACGCAGAAAGGCACTGAAAAAGCTGTAGGACATTATCTTTATTCACTTTTGAAGCTAAGGCCGAATCCGTACATGTCGGCCTGGAACTTCTGGACAACAATAGAGTTTCAGAAAAACCACTTCGGAAACTCTATTTGTTATATTGATATGGTTAAAAGTGGAAGAGATTCCGGTAAGGTTAAAGGGCTATATATATTAGACCATAAAAATGTTCAAATCTGGGTAGATGATGCGGGATTAATCAGCAAGGATAATGCAGTTTGGTACATCTATACGGATAATAACGGCAAGGAATATAAATTATGCCATGATCAAATTTTACATTTTCGATCGGCAATTAGTCTTGATGGTATAACAGGGCTGGCAATTCAAGATATACTCAAAATGTCTATTGAAAATGCTCAAAATGGTCAAAAGTTTATTAACACGTACTGGAAACAAGGGATGTTTTCCAAAGGACTTTTACAATACACCGGAGACATAGGCGAAAAAGCCATGAAGACGATGCAATCAAAGTTTGAGTCAATGGCAAACGGAATTAGTAACGCAGGACGGATATTGCCGGTTCCACTGGGGTTTAACTTTACGACACTGGATAATAAACTTGTTGATAGCCAATTTTTAGAATTGAGCATGTGGTCAGCCAGACAAATATCTGCCGCATTTGGGATCAAGCCCAATCAATTGAACATGGAACAAAAATACAGCAATATGGAACTTAACCAAAGGGAATTTTATTTAGATACACTATTGCCGGTGATTACAGCTTATGAAAGTGAGCTTACCTGGAAACTCCTCACGGAACAAGAGCGAAACGAAGGAATGTTCTTCAAATTTAATGTGGATGCTATTTTGAGGGCAGATTTTGAAACTAGAATGAAGGGTTACGGTATAGCCATTGATAAAGGCTTCATGACTCCAAATGAGGTTAGAGAAAAGGAAGATTTGCCAACAGATCCTGATGGAGATAAATTGCTGGTGAATGGGACGTATATTCCGTTAAGTATGGTCGGCCAGCAATATACTAATGCTCCCTTGAAGGGAGGTGAAAATATTGAAGAATAAGGAAATTGAACAAAGGGCATTAACAACTAACTTTGAAATCAGAAGCAACGAAGATGGACAAGAGTATTTTGAAGGGTACGCCTTGAAATTTGAGCAATGGTCTGAGGTCATGGGTGACTTCCAGGAGATTATTGATAAAGATGCGCTGAAAAATACTGATTTATCAGATGTCAGAGCGTTGATAAACCACGACAATAATTATATCCTTGCCCGTACTTCTGCCGATAATCTTGAATTGGAAGTTGATGGGATTGGGTTAAAATTTAAAGCCTATCCCTCTGATACGAGTTATTCAAGGGATTTAAAGGAGAATATGAGAGCAGGAAATTTGAGTAAATGTTCCTTCGCTTTCCGTTTAAATTGGGACAATCCAGACTGTGAAAAATGGGAATATAATGAGGAAAGTAAACTCTACCAGAGAAGGATCAAAGATATTGCCAAGATTGTGGATGTGAGTATTGTGACTAACCCGTCATATCAGCAAACAGAGGCCGTCATTACAAGAGCGTTAGATGATTTTAAGGAGAAACAAAGGAAGGAATTGCTCAAACGAAAATTACAGCTTGAATTAGAACTTCTTTAAATTAGGAAGTTCTTTTTTATATTCAAAAAACAAGGAAATAAAGGAAGAGAAGGGATGATTATAAATGAAAAAGATTGATGAATTACGCCAAGAATTAAGCACCAAAAAGGAAGAGGTAAGAGGTCTCTTAGAAAATGACAAGGTGAATGAGGCTGAAGCAAAAATGCCAGAGGTTAGAACCTTGGAAACCAAGATCAAACTTCAGAGTGAGCTTGATGAAGCTGAAGAAAGAGAAGTTCAGAATAAACTTGAAAATAGGAAGGATGATTCAAAAATGGAAAAAAGAACAGTAGATCAAGATATGGAATATAGAGCAATTGGGAAATTTCTATTGGGTAGTGAAATGACTGCGGAAGAAAGAGCAAGTGTTAACATTGGCAATTCCGGCGCGATTTTGCCTCAAGGTTTTGTTAATCAGGTGCAAGTGCTTACAGATGGTTTTCCTTCTCTGAAGAAGTACTGCCATGTGATTCCAACAACAACGACCAGTGGCAAGATGCCTATTAGCTCAGGTTCTACATCAAAAAAACTTGCCAAATTAGCAACTGATAACGAAATGGTTAAGGAAATGATCACAACCAAACCTGTAGAATATGCCACAGAAGACTATGGCAAAATTATTCCGGTGGAAAATTCAGTCCTTGAAGATACGACCGTTGATTTCTTCAATTCTCTGATCGCTCCTGATTTTGCTGAATGTGCTGTGAATAGTGAAAACGAGGAGATTATTAATATCGTTGAAGCCAATTCGGTAGAATTTGAAGCAACGGATTATAAGGGTATTGTTAAATGCTTGAATACGAAGGTCAAACCTTCTTTACTCAAAAATACTATTATTTTAACAAACCAGAGTGGTTATGATTATTTAGATAATCTCACTGATGCTAAAGGGAGACCGTTGCTTAATGATTCCTTAGCGGTAGAAGGTGGCAAGACCTTCAAGGGAAGGGAAATTGTTGTATTAGACGATACGGAACTTCCGGCAGCTACAGACAAGAAAGTGTTCTATATTGTCAACCTCTATGCCTTGATCAAGTTCTTTGACAGAAAAGGATATGAGATTGCTGTAAGTAAGGAAGCGGGCTTTACATATAATCAAACTTTTGTTCGTGTGATTGAACGATTTGATACTGTCAAAGGTGACAGCCGAGCAGCATTCAAAATTGAGTTTTAAGGAGAGGTAAGAGGAAGGGAGAGCTAATTTACTCTCCCTTTCTTCTATGATATAGGTAGAAAGTGAGGAAATATGATCTTAGATTTAACTACAGTGAAAGATTTCTTAAAAATAGAACAGGATTTCCATGAAGAAGATTCCATTATTCAACTCTTAATTGATGCTGCAGAAATCTACCTCCACAATGCTACAGGCATTAAGTTTGATGAGCAAAACAATATGGCAAAGTTATTTTGCCTTATATTGGTTTCAGATTGGTTTGACAGTCGGCAAATGGTAGGAAAAATTTCTGAAAAGGTCAGATTTACCGTTGAATCTATGATCACTCAACTCAAATACTGCTATGGCGGTGATGCACCATGAATGCGGGAGATTTGAGGAAAAGGATTACCCTTCAGGTTTTATCTGACAAAACAACAAATGAAAATGGATTTCCATTGCCGGAAGATGAAAGATATCAGGATCATGTGACTATTTGGGCCGCAGTATACCCATTGAAGGGATCGGAATTCTGGACTGCTAAAACTACCTACAATAAAAATGTAGTCAAGTTTATCTGCCGATATATTCCCGGAGTTAATGCCGATATGCAGATCAAATATAATAACAGGATCTTTGATATTATCGGCGTTATTGATGTGGATGAGCGTCATAAATGGCTGCAAATTATGGGGGAGGAGGTAGTTTAAATGGCCTACATTGATATAAATGGGTTTGAGGATCTTGAGCAGATTTTACAGGATATGACGATCACAGATGCCCAGGAAAAGAAGGCTATGAAAAAAGCCCTTGAGCCAATTTATGAAGAAGTTATGAAAAATGCCCCTGAGAGTACAGGGAATCTTAAACGGCAAATCAAAACATCAGTGAAAAAAGAGGATTTTGCCACTGTCGGAAGAGTAAAACTGGGCGCGTGGTATTCGAAATTTAATGAGTTCGGAACCAGTCGAAATAAAAGCCATATCGGGTTCTTCGAACGTTCTGTAAACAGCACAAAAGATAAAGCAATCAAAATCTTAACGGAGGAATTATTGAAACTAAAATAGGTGGGAAAGTATGGCAACAAATATAAAACAGTTATTAAATCAGGTGTTATCAAGCCCGGAGATCGTTAATCTCTTACCTAATAAAAGGGTTTATTTTCTTCATGCGGAGGCTCCTGAAAAACCGTACTTAGAATATGAAATCATTGATGAGTTTGGGGAAGCATGGGCAGAGAACAGGGAGATAGCAACTAACTATTATATTCAGGTGGATATATTTTCAATGGGAGATTATACGGCAATAGAGAATGCAGTCAAAGACACAATGATCAGCTATGGTTTTAAAAGGTCAATGTCGGTTGATTTGTACGAAAATGACATAAAACTCTACCATAAGGTGATGAGATTTGTGATCACATTGAAAAATAAATAAAAGAAAGAGGGATGTTAAAAAATGGCTATTGTGGGACTAGAAAAGCTATATTATGCTAAGTTGACAGCGGATGGTGTTTCAGGAGTGACATATGATACCCCTATTTACCTAGAGGGGGTTAAAGAAATTAGCATATCGCCAAAAGTGAGTACAGTTAAAGCTTATGCCGAGAATAGAGCTTGGGCACAAATTACCTCCTTTGATGATGTTGAGGTGTCTATCGACCTTATTGATTTGACTAATGCTCAGCGTGCTGACTTGTTGGGAAGTGATTTGGCCGAAGAAGGAGGAGTTATTTCTAGAGTCGGTGATACAGCCCCTTATATTGCTCTGCTCTATGTGGCTAACACTTCTGACGGCGGTAAACAATATGGAATTTTATTTAAAGGCAAAATGGAATTGCCAGAGGACTCAGCCAAGGGACAGGAGGGCACAGTTAGTTTTCAGAGTTTTTCCATGAAGGCAAGTTTTATGCCTTTGCGTTATAATGGCATGTGGAAATACCAAGTCAGCGACAAAGATCCAGATTGTCCCGCAGATATTCAAACTAAGTTTTTTGAGCAAGTCATTATTCCAACTCAAAAAATTGTTGAGAATGGAGAACAAGAGCAAGGGTAAAAGTAATAGAATTTTGGGGAGTGTCTAATATTGGGCACTCCTTTTCATTTGAAAAATATGGAATATTATAGGGAGATGAAGATTATGAGTAAAATCAATGTTGCGGTGAACGAGTTTAAAATTGTATTGGGTGGAGTGGAGTATACCTTTAGGTTAGACTTTAGGGCATTGTTAAAATTCACCAAGCGTTATGATGATGCCCTGGTTATTTTTAACGAGTTTTTAGCTGGTAAAGATATTTATAACTGTATCATCAAAATTTTGAGTTGCGCTTGCCCGGAGAAAGAGTTTACGGAAGATGAGTTGGCAGAGCAATTAAGCTTTGATTACAATACGATGAAGTTAATGGATCAAATTACTTTTGCGTTGATCGAAGGGGTTTTATCTGACCAAAATGATAAAAATGAGAAGGGGAATAAAACCCCAAAAAACTAGATAACCAGTCAGAATCTGAGGAATGGCTAGATTTTGACTGGTTTTACTATGTCTCTACAGTTTTGTTAAAAATGAACGAAGAAGAATTTTGGACATCAACGCCTAGAAAGATAGGGGCACTTTGGGAAATCCATGCTAAATTTAATGGATTTGATATTGGTGAAGAGAAATCAGCCAAAGAAGAGCGGGTGTTTATAGATCAAGTCTTATTTTAATAGGGAAGGAGGGAAAATATGGCAGATGATTTGGAAAAACGAATAACAGCTAAAATGGTACTTGATAGCTCAGGTTTTAATAGTAGCATCCAAGGTGTAAATCAGCAGTTAAGGCTTGCTCAATCAGAACTTAAGGCCAGTTCTGAGCAGCTAGGAGTATTCGGAACAAATACTGAGCGATTAAAAGCGACTACGGAAGGTTTAAGCAGACAGATTGATTTGCAAAGGCAAAAGGTAGATATTTATCAATCCAGCATTCAGAAGACCACTGAGAAGCTACAGAACAATATCAAGGCCAGAGATGAGCTTAAAAAGAAACTTGAAGAGGCCACAGCGAAATACAATGAAAGCATAAAATTGTACGGCAAAGAATCTGAAGAAGCTAATAAGGCTAAAGAGTCTGTTGATAAGCTAACTGAGGAATATAAGCAAAAACAGAAACAAGTAGAGAATAATTCTAAAACCATCAATAACTATACTGTCAAAATGAATCAGGCCGAAGAAGGCTTAGCCAAAATGCAAGGCGAACTTCAAAAAACCAATGATGAGTTGGCAAAAAGTGAAAACAAGTGGCTCAATGCTGGAAAAGCTTTGGAGGAAACATCCCAGAAGTTAAAAACAACAGGTGAGAGCGTTGGTAATGTTGGGGGAGTAATTCTCAAGGCTACGGCTCCATTAGTAGGATTGGGAGCGGCATCATTAAAATTTGGGATAGAATTTGAGTCTGCTTTTGCCGGAGTCAAAAAGACAGTGACTGCGACAGAGGAACAATTAGCTGGATTAAGTCAAGGTATTCGAGACTTATCAAAGCAGATGCCACAAACGGCCAGTGAAATAGCAGGAGTGGCAGAAGCAGCAGGACAGTTAGGGATTAAAACCGAGAGTATCCTTGGATTTACTAAAACTATGGTGATGCTTGGTGATACAACCAATCTTACATCTGAGCAAGCAGCCACTGATTTGGCAAGATTAGCTAATATTACCCAAATGCCGCAAACTCAATTTGATAGGCTAGGGTCAAGCATTGTCGCACTTGGGAACACAATGGCAACCACTGAATCTGAGATTGTGTCTATGTCTTTGAGATTAGCGGCACAGGGTAAACAAGTTGGAATGTCAGAAGCTGAAATAGCTGCATTAGCTGGAACTATGTCCAGTTTAGGTATAGAGGCAGAAGCTGGTGGTACAGCCATGACCACAACACTCAAAAAGATACAGACAGCCGTTGCTGAAGGTGGAAGCGATCTGAAAGCCTTTGCAGATGTAGCAAGGATGTCTAGTCAAGATTTTGCTAATTTGTTTAATGAAGATGCGGTTTCCGCTTTAGATGCTTTTGTCAAAGGTCTGGCTGGCTCAAGTGCAGAAGGCAAAAACTTAACAACAATCTTATCTGATTTGGGTATTACTGGAATTCGCGAATCGGATACTTTACTTCGTATGGCTGGAGCGTCGGAGTTGTTATCTTCTGCAGTAGAAACCTCTACTCAAGCATGGGAAGAAAATGTTGCCTTAAGCAATGAAGCAGAGCAAAGATATCAGACCACAGGGTCCAGGCTTCTAATGCTTAAGAACCAGTTTATTGATGTAGGAATTAAATTAGGAGAAGTTCTAATTCCTTATGTTGAGACAGCTGCCTTAAAGGTTGGAGAATTTGCCGATTGGTTAGGTCAATTAGATAAAAGTACACTGGACACAACAACTAAAATTGTTGGCTTAACAGTTGCCTTTGGGGGCATTCTCAAAATCGGTGGTGGAGCCATTAGTACAGTCGGAAGTATTGCAGGGGGCTTAGGCAAATTAAGTACAGCTCTTGGTGGAGCAAAACTTGCTACTGCCGGTATAGGTACGGCTGCAAGTGTAGCTGGTGGGGTAAGTGGCTTAGGGGCTTTAACGGCTGGTTTAGGTAGTGCAGCAGTTGCAGTGGCCCCTTTTGTGTTGGCTGCTGGTGGCATTGCTGCAGTGGGTTATGGCATAAATAAGAGTATGTCACAAGAGGCAGTTCCAGCAGTTGATCTTTTTGCAGATCATGTGGAAATGACTGCTGAACAAGTTGAATTAGCAAGTCAAAGCATGGGTGCTGTAGTGGAGACCACAACAACCCAAATCACTGAGGGAACCAAGGAAGCGGTAGGAGCCTATTTAGAATTAGATAATCAGGCCACTGAGACCCTATCTAATCTATATATCAATAGCACAACCATAACTTCACAAATTGCTGATGACATGGTTGGTCAATACAGTTCGATGACATCTCAGATCAAGGTTGGGTTAGATAAACACCATCAACAGCTTCTTTCTGACATGGAACTATTTTTCACTAATTCGCGCACTTTGAGTGATGCTGAAGAAAAAGAGGTTCTTGCTAAATTACAAAATGACAATAACGCTAAAAAAGCTGAGATAGACAATTACACCAAACAAATTCAAGAAATTCTCATTAAAGCCAGTGAGGATAAAAGAGCTTTGACTTTAGAAGAGCAGCAAGAGATCAATGAAATTCAAGAGAAAATGAGAGTCAATGCCGTTAAATCTCTATCTGATAGTGAGGTAGAGTCAAAGGTTATCTTGGAACGGTTAAAGGAGTATAGTACAAGAATCACAGCTGAACAAGCATCTGAAGTTATTGCTAATGCTGAACGGCAGAGAAAAGAGGCGGTAGATAAGGCTGAGCAGCAGTATCAGGAAACTGTTAAAAATATTATCAGGATGAGAGACGAGACAGGGGTAATTAGTGCAGATCAAGCGGATAGGCTTATTAAGGATGCAACAAGGCAAAAAAATGAGGGTATTGTTAAGGCCCAGGAATTAAAAGATGGTGTGGTTGAAAAGATTCGTTCAATGAATAGAGATATTTTAAATGATATTAATATTACAGATGGCTCTATCAAAAATGGTTGGAATAAGCTAAAAGACTGGTTTGGTAATAATCCTATTACTCGTTGGGTTAGGACACAGATGTCAGGAGAAGATAACCTTGATATTGGGCAGAATTGGGCTGGAACAAGCAGTTGGCGTGGGGGTTTAACGACGTTACATGAGCGGGGCTGGGAAATTTTTGACCTCCCGAAAGGGACAAGGGTTTATCCTCATGAAGCCAGTGTAGAGTTAGTTAATAAAATGGCTCAGAGTTTTGCTAGTCAAAGTAGGGGAGGGTTCGGTTTAGGTAAAGTTGAGGTAAATCTAAATGTTCATGGTAATCTTGATAAGAGCATTTTGCCACAAGTTGAGAGAGTTTTAGAAAGTTCATCTCAAAAGATAGTAAAAGAACTTAATAAAATGGGAGTTCGCATAAGATAACTTCGTTAAGGGAGTAGGATAAATAGATTTCTGCTCCCTTTATATTAAAGGCGGTGACAAAGAGCGGAAGGGATGTATAGTCTTTTTTTGCAATTATTATTGATTCCATTGGAGGAAATAGCTTGCTTACTCAATTGAGTTGAGCATCAAAATATGGTAACATGAGTACAGTAAAAAGATAACTTCAAAACCGTCAAATACAAAACTTCTTGACCACCTGCTATGACGGCGGACTGGGTAAGACTTCCCTACGATCTGATGGAGAAGATCTCCACCCGCATTGTCAACGAAGTGAAGGGTGTCAATAGGGTAGTGTATGACATTACCTCAAAACCCCCTGGGACCATTGAGTGGGAGTAAGAATGGAAAAGCCGGAAACCCGTATGAATAAAGGGTTGCCGGCTCTTTTTTTGTCCTTGGCTCTACTTGGCTCTATAGGGCTTAAGCCTTTAAATCATGGAAAATACGCTTGGCCTGCAGGCTCTCGGCGAGCGTTTGGATATGGGGAATCCGCTATTATACTATGAGGGTAAATGAATAGGATAGAGCGATAGTGCAAAGCAGCCCTGTATTCTGGACGGAGAAGGCACGGTATTCGACCAGGGGAAGGTATGGTCACTCAGGCGAAGGAAGAGATTGACTAATAAATAAAATAATAATAAGATTTGTCACATTTGAGACCTTGGCCTCATATCCTATGAGTAAGTCACCTAAAAGGATGAGCGGCCATGACCATGAACTGCGTTTTCCTGATTAAGGCAGGAACCGTGGCGGAGGATAGGATGAAACCGATTGCCGTCTGGTGGAGGCCAGAGGTCTGATTCCTTATGGAAAATGGTTCCCACTGCCAGTCTCGGCAGATTGGCAAGCGCTTGCCAATCTGAAGATAAAGAAATTGGTTTAGCTAAGACAAAATACAGCTTAACACCCTCTTATCCCATCTGCTTTTGATCGATATTAGTCGATATCATGATCAAAAGCTTGTAATGGTTTCTTGTAATGGTTTGTTGAAGGGTATCAGTTTGTGATTCAGCCGGTGTTGGTTTTTTGTAAGAGTCTTTAGCCGGTTCATGGCACTGATCCCAGGTTTGAACAGATCCGATACAAGGATGAGACGATTGGGATTTTTGGGGAACTACTACGAAAATTGAACTTATAGACCCGAATGAAAAAGCGGTTAGGACTTCATGCTAATGAAATCTTAACCGCTTAAATTTTTGTAATTATCATGTAATTATTTGAGGTACAGAACCGGAGAAGGCATCAGGAAGAAGTAGTCCTCAGGACGACTTAGATCAATCTGTATGTTATTGGATACGGCATTGCCGCTTTGGTCCATAACAATAAGCTTGACCAGGATGTCCTCAATACGGTCCTCCCTTAATTGTCTTCTGCTGAGTGAGGATTTATAACAATTGTTTTCCTTGGTGATACTCATCAGATATTTGACGGTAGAATCTTCAGTAGGGTGAGTTACCCCCACCATAGAGTAAATGAGAGGTTCCCTGGAATCATCTGTGGCTTCATCCCATTGGAAAAAGAGTCCTTCGGAAGTTACCTCGGTGAGTTGAAGCAAGGGCATACTGGGGGCATCCCGATCTTCTTTACCCTTAAGTCCGGAAAGATTAACAAAATAATCATAGAGCCCGGGAACTTCCCAGGCCAGGGGCAGATGAGCGTTTTCCTGGGGGGTATACTGATAGGAACGGATCCGGGTTAAATTTGGACTGCCAAAAAGTTGTACATAGTCTTCGGCAGCAATTTCCACGGCTGACCAGCAGTGGTCACCGTTGTCGATTTCTGTATAGTGGTTGAGATTGCGGATTTTTGCGTATTCAGAATCAAGATAATTATTGGATATGCCTTCTTTTTTATTCAGATAATAATAGAGAAAATGGTGCCCGTATTCATGAGAGAGGGTATTGAGGACATAGGGATTATCATCCCCCACGCCAAAAAGATCAATATAGCGCCCTGGAGCAATCTGGTCTCTAAACCACTCCCCGTGCCACATGCCTACGGTATTCGTCCCTCTGGGATAATCAGGGTAGAGATTGATGTGGGATAAATAAGCGATTTCCTCCCCTATGGTATTCTTCGCAAATTCATCATAGATTTCTTTGAGCTTGTCCAGGTCATAACCGGGTACGTAGCTGCGAATCTCCACACCATGGGTGCCTTTATAGGTTAGGAGAGGGGCCTCGGAATTAGCCTGGAGAGCGGAGGCACTGACTGCAAAGTGGTTTCCTCCCAGCAAAGTGATGCATACCAAGAAAAGTGTAATGACTAAGGTTCTGCTTTTTTTGTTCAA